CTTAGTTTGGCTGAAAACGATATGATTGGCTTGAAAGTCACAATGCGCATTGGTTTCTTGGTCGTAAAGCCGCAAGCGTTTTCGTTACTCGTACCGACGGGCGCTCCGACTTCTGCAACTGCAAGCGGCAACGATACAACTTCAGGCGGTAATGATACAACTTCGGGCGGCAATCCTTGAGGTGATTAAAATGTTTAAACCGTATTTCAATCCGATTGAAAAACGTTACATAAACGCCACAAAGTTTGCTTATGACGCGCTTTACAAGGCGCAAGGATTTATTCCTGTTGGGAGTGCCGAAGATGTCATACACATACACGACGACTTACACATACCCGCCGAATCAACCGCCGCCGTTGGATTTTCCGCCGTTTCCAATACCGCCGAAACCGATACCGCTGACGAAGGAAGACGCAGTCGAGAAGATAACGGCGCTGTTGTCAGAGTTGGCAAGCGAGGAAACAGAAAATCCGCTTAATGAAATTGATTCCGACACGTCGCAGTTGACGCTTGCCGATTTTTTGATTAAGCGCGAAAAACTTTTGAAATTTTACGTCACGAAACTTGTAACCGATATTTTAGTTTACTGCAACCGTCGGGATTTTCCCGAGCCGCTGATTTACACGGTGGTTGAACTGATTCAAAAGCGAATTGAGAATCAAATTTCGGCGGCTGATTCCGATGAATCCGGCTTAGGCAATGCGCCGTTGTCCGAAATAAAAATGGACGATACCACCTTCAAGTTTGCCGTGAATAATGTTGACTTGTCGGCGGTTTTTGGTGAGGAACTTTTCAAAAGCATTACGGCTAAACTCAATCTTTATCGGAAAGTACGGAGTTACTGAAAATGAAGTTGCGAAAAATTTTACATTCCGTGATGTACAAAGATAAATGCTCGGTGTATCGTGCAGTTTTGACTGCTATCGGTAAGACCGACGATTACACGGAAGAATATCAAGCAATTTATGAAAATATTCCGTGCAAATTGTCACAATACGGCAAAACACTTTACGCGCACCGTGACGACATATCGCAAAAGTTGACTGATGATTTACGGCTGACATTTGACCCCGAATTTGATATACGTCCGAATGATTTTCTCAAAATTCAACACGGCGGGCAGTTGTGGCAACTTTGGGCGGGTGAAAAGTTTGATTATCCGACACACTCCGAACTTAGTTGCAGACGTCGCAAGGAGAGTGGGCAAAGTTGAAAATTGAATTTGTCGGTGCAAAAGAACTAAGTCAAAAACTGAGAAACGTTGCGAAAAAATATCCACGTGAAAGAGATATGTTTCTGCGCGGCGAGGCAGAAATTTTACTGTCAAGAGTAAAGCCGTTGACGCCCGTTGACACGGGCAGGTTGCGATACAGTTGGCAACGCACTGAACCTTTGGGCGGAAGTATCGACGTTTACAATAACACTGAATATAGTTCTTTTGTCGAGTTTGGACATAGAGTAAAATATTTCGGGCGTTATACAGGTAACGTTGTACCCGGTGTTTTTATGTTGCGTGAAGCAGTTGACGCTTGCGCAGAAAATTTTCAAGCTGACGCCACACGACTTCTGGCGCGTATCTTTGCTTAGGTGATTTTATGATTAAATCTTACGACATACGTCAAGCACTGGCGAATTTGATAAAAGTTAAAGCTGACCTTCAACTGAAGGTCTTTTTTAATCACGTCAACAACGCCGTTGATGATTATGTTTGGATTAAGTTGATACCTGCGCGGCGTGATGAAGGATTCGGACGTTTCCAACGCAAAATTCGCGTGATTATGCAGGTTGTACTTGCTCCCGACGGCAACGCCGAAGTCAAGCATACCGATTTATACGACATAGCCGACGCGCTGGACGAGGCTACTTGCGGATACATACAAATCGGCGACAGATTCATTACGATTTACGACACTGAAGCAAGGATTTTCGACAACATTTTGACTTATGAATTTTTGCTTGATTTTACTGATTGCATTGAAACGGCAAGCGACGCCGAAAAGTATGAACTTATGCGCGAATTGCATTTGCTTGTAAACGGTTCGGACGATTGGAGCGTTAGCGATGAATGAAAAACTTTTTAACGATACACAAAATTTATTGATGAACTTGAACGGAATGAGTTACCGAGACGCCAAAATTTTATTGGAAACGGCGCTTAAAGTTCTTGAAACTCAATGTTTTTTGGAACTCAATCAAAACGAATTAAAACATTTAAAGGAGGAATTGAAGAATGGCAAATACTAAAGGTCTCGGCTTGCCGCAGATATTAATTACCTTTTCTTCAAAGTCTGCAACTGCCATTGCGCGTTCTGCGCGTGGTGTCGTTGCGATGATTTTAAACGATGAAAACGTTACCGACGCTGACGGCGTGAAAGTTTTTTCGCTTTATGATTCTACCGACTTGCCGTCAAGCGGAATATCGGATTCAAATGTTGACTTAATCAAGAAAACGTTGCTCGGTACGCCTTCAAGAGTTCACGCATATTTAATTCCGCCTGCAACTCACGAAGAAGAACAGACAAGACAAGTTGAAAATGAAGTGGAAAGCGACGTTGTAGTAACCAACGCCGAAACAGGCGAAACTGAAACTGTTACTTCGACGGTTACGGTTACCGAAACTGTCACCGAAACTGTCACAGTTGACGCAACTGTTACGCAAGCTGACGCACTCCGCGCACTTGCCAATATTCGCTACAACTATATCTGCCACCCGACAGGCAATAATCAAGACCAACAAGATTTGGTATCGTGGATTAAAGCGCAACGTGACAACAGGCAACGCACTTGTAAAGCGGTCGTTGCAAATTATGCCGCTGACCATTACGGCGTTATCAACTTCACGGCAAAAGGCATTAAGCTTGACAATCCCGACTACGCGGACGCGCTTGAACTTGCTGACGGCGATGAATCAGCAGTCGAAGTGCCGAAGTATTTAAATTATACCGCAACTCAATACACGGCGCGTATTGCAGGTATTTTGGCAGGGTTGTCGCTTGACAGAAGTGCCACTTATTACGAACTGCCCGAAGTCGTAAGCGTTGATGAATATGATGACATTGACGAACACATTAACAACGGCGAATTGTGCTTGTTTGACGAAAAAGACGGCAACGGCGTTAAAATCGCTCGCGGCGTTAATTCGCTCACTACTTTTACAGGTGAAATCGGTCAAGACTTCAGGTTTATCAAAAATGTTGAAGGTATGGATTTGATAATGGACGATATTCGCGACACTTTCAGAAATGATTACGTCGGCAAAGTCGTCAACACCTACGATAATAAAATGCTTTTCGTTGCCGCGTGTAATTCATACTTGCGCGGGCTTGAAGGCAACGTGCTTGACCCGAACGCCGATAATCACGTTGAGATCGATTACGAAGCCAATTTGAATGTGGCAAAGTCTCAAGAATCGGATATTACGCTTTTGACGGAGCAAGCAATTTTGGAATACAACACCGGCACGGCTGTATACCTTGCAGGAAATATCCGTCAAGCAAACGCAATGGAAGATTTGAAGTTGCACTTCTCTTTAAATTGAGGTGATTTTAATGGCTGATTTTAAATTTGACTTACAGCGCCACAGAGATTGGCAGGATACAACCTACAGAGGCAACAGACGCTGGAGCGGCAACTGGGGTCGTGTCTGGCTTGATAATAATTTGCTTTTTGAACTCACGGCTTTTGAAGCAAAGATTAACGAAGACCGTGACGACGTGATTGTAGGGCAGTCTAAAGACAGCAAAATAGTCTCACTTACCGGCGAAGGTACAATCACAGTCAAGCGCGTTTTGGATAGCGGCATAAGCCTTTATTGGGAATCTATCAAAGCGGGGCACGATATGCGTTTTACCATTGTCGGTGCAATTCAAGACCCGGATATGGTGCGCGGGCAAGAACAACGAATACAAATTGAAAATGTTTGGCTCAACGAAGTTGACGTAATGCACTTTACCAAAGGCGAAGTTGTAGAGACTGAAATTCCGTTCGGATTCACGCCCGAAGATGTAAACTTCCTCTCAACTGTACAAGCATAGGAGATTAGAAAATGGCAATCACAGTAGCTGATTTAATAGGCAAAAAAGATGAGATAACAGCCGCGAAAAAACGTTTATACGATTTTGAAACGTCGATAGGCGAAATTACCGTAAAAATACCTACAAGTTCGATAGTTGCCGATGTGTGGAGTATGCCCGACAATATGGAGGCAAATAAATTTCTTGTCTATGAATGCGTGGTTGAACCTAATCTCAAAGATAGTCAACTGCAGAAAGAATTTGGATGCGTTGAGCCTACAGATATTGTTACGGCGGTTTTTCAAGTGGGAGAAATTTCAACCATTGCAACCGAATTGATGAACCGCGCAGGATTCGGCGGGAACATCTCAAGCAAGATCCATAAAGAGATAAAAAACTGATAGCAACAGACGGACTTGCTCAAACTATGGCTTATTACGCAGTGCGCGGGATATTGCCTTCGCAGTTTTTAAGTCTGTCAAAAGTCGACCAGTTATTTCTTGCCGAATCAATGAAACGCGAATATAACTGGGAAGTAACGAAATTTAAAGCTTACGCAAAAGCTATGGGCGCAAAATTCAGATAGGAGGTGGTGCGTATGTCCGAATACAATATCAGTGCTCGATTATCGCTGAAAGACCAATTCACGGCAAAGTTAAACTCGGCGATAAAAGTCGCTGAAAGGTTGGCTCGCGGCGTCGGTGATTCAAAAGACCGCGAATTAATTTGGCGCGTCGGTGTCAAAGGTATGGAGCAACTCCAACGTTACCGCGATATGTTACGTCAAGCGGGTATGACACAACCTAAGCCGGTAAACCTGCGCGTCAACGATAACGGCGCTACCTCCAAAATTGCAAAAATCAAAACTGACTTGTTATCGGTTACAAGTAAAGCGTGGAATGCAACGCTTAACGTCAAGACCAACGGCGCGGCGGCTCTCGGTAAAGTTAAAAGCAACTTGGGCGAACTTGCTACGGGCGCGGCTTTTGCCACGGGCGCAGGTATGCTCGGCACTGCAGGTGTAGGCTACGGCGCCGTCAATATGATTCAAACCTATATGGACTTTGAAAAATCGGTCTCGGCAGTTCAAGCCGTGCTCGGCTACACCAAAGAAAATATGGGCGCACTTGCCGAAGAAGCAAAACGAATAGGGTACACTACCAAATTTAAAGCGTCCGAAGCGGCGAACGCGCAATATTATATGGCTTTGGCGGGCTGGAGAGAAGAACAAATTTTAGCGGGCGGCAAAAATGTCGTAAATTTGGCGGCGGCAGGTAATATAGACTTGGCACGGTCGTCCGATATTGTAACCGACTTGATGACTGCTTACGGTTTGAAAGCCGGCACAAAGATTGACATTAACGGCAAGCCTATTCAAGAGGCGTCCGAGTTTTTTGGCGATTCTCTGGCGGCGTTGATGTCAAGCGCCAATACCGATATGACCCAAGCTTACGAGGCAATGAAATATTCTGCGCCCGTAGTTTCGGCTATGTACTCAAACGGCACGGAAGAGCAAAAACTCAAAAATCGTGCGTTGGCTATGCAGGACGCCTTTGTTATTACCGGCTTAATGGCTAATGCAGGTATTAAAGGCTCAATGGCAGGTACTTCACAGCGTGCTTTGTATTCTCGACTTGCAAGCGAAAACAGAAACGCTTATTTCGGACAACGCGCCTTGGGAATAAGCTTTACTGACGAACAGACGGGCGAAGTGCGCAGACTTCGTGACATTATCGGCGACTTTCGACAAAAATTCAATGAAGGCTTGGACGTCGATCAAGTTACAGATTTTGCAGAAGCCATATCGGGCGAAAAAATTCACGCCGATACACGCCGCAAGTTAAATTCTTTTATTGCCAACGTGCAGAAAAACGGCGGCAAGATGACGGGCGTCGATAAACTTAAACTTACGTCAATGCTTTCAGGTCAAGAGGCAATGTCGGGTTGGTTAAGCGTCTTGCTTGCAACCGAAGAAGAATGGAAAAACCTTGAACAGCAGATTGAAAACGCCAACGGCAAGGCTGAAAAAATGGCAGAAATCCAAATGGATAACCTTGCAGGTGATATTACAAAGTTAGGGTCTGCGTGGGAAGGTTTCAACATTGCTTTAATGGAAGGCAACGCGTCAGGCGGTCTTCGCGACTTTACAAAAGGCGTTACCGACTTTATCAGCAAGGGTATTGATTTACTCAAAGACGGCTTTCAGTTCACCGATATTTTTGCGCTTATCGGCACTGCCATTGATAAACTTAAAAATAAATTCCTTGAGTTTGACGGTATCGGCTCAATCTTAGCCGGCGGCGCTCTGTTTATGGGCTTGAAGAAAATTGCGAGCCTTGCACTTTCAATTAAAGATACACTCGGCACGTGGTCTAAAGTTCGGACTGCAGGAGATTTGGGAGACGTACTGCGCGGCAATAAAACTCCGCCGATTGGTACAAGTCAAGTCGGTACAATGCACGTCAACGCGGGTGTCGTCAACATAAACGGCGCGACAAAAGGCGGCGTTCCTGCAGGCCAACCGAATCAACGCGGCGGCGTTCCACCGGTT